CCGTCGTTAAAGGTGACCTTCAAGTTGATCTTCACGTCATGACCCCTTTCGTGTGATCATTGATGTCAGGTTGTTGCCTTCGCCAGCGAACCGCCTTGGAACGACAATTCTGTCGTCGACAGTTCACCAACCGCGCCGTTGATCGGCGTGTGAGATGCCAAGTATGCGCCCGTGATCGTATAGGACGGATTGCTCGCGCCGACCGCACTTGAAGTCGGTTTGAACACAAGTGTCGTTGTCGTGCCGACCAACGGGAAGATCGTTGCTTCGACGCTCGATGCGGCGAAGTCCTGATTGAGTGTCACGTCACACGTGATGTTTCCGAGACCTGCGACGAACGCGCGGCTGTTGTCACCGAACGCGGTTGTCTCGATCGCTTCTTTCTCGTAGTTGATGACGACGTTCGTTGCGCGCGATGCAAGCGCAACCGAGTTGATACTGACTGTCACGTCGGTGAGAACGATCTGTGCCATGACTTATTCCTGCTCTTTCTTGTCAAACTTCTTTGGTGCGGCGTTCACGACTTCGACGTGACCGCCTTCGATCAGCGCGTCAACATTCAATCCGACCAACGCGTCATCGTTGACAGTCGACCCTTGTTTGCCAAGTGATGTCATGTCGCTTGTGATCTTGTAGGCGGTCATAGTTTGTCCTTATGCGTGAACTACTACCGAGCATACTATCTGAAGAAAGTCGGCTTCTGCAACAGTCAAACTGCTGATGCTTGTCGCGCTGTCAACGATCAACGTTTGCGCAACCCCGCCCAATGTTCGATCGCCTTCCAACGCCGCCCGCAACGACGACGCGCCCGAGTAAGACAGATACGCGTCAAGGTTCGCGTGCGCAACGCGATCAAGATATCGTCCGACGATCACATAGACGTTGAACCGCATCTGCACGTCCCCACCGCCCATTGCCGCATGATATTCGATCGACTCGATCACGGGAAACCCGACAGGCGGGTTCAGTTGTTCGGGTTGATAGTCGAACGCGCGAAGACCCGAAACGGTCGCAAGACGCGTCTTCAATCCAGTCGCAACTTGTGAAACTGTCGCGGGCATTAGGCGATACCAAGCACGCGGTACGGGTTCAACAAGTCGCGCACGTCGGGGTCAACCGATCGCACCGACACCGCCATGTCCCCGAACGCCATGACACCGAGCGCGGCGTTGTAGCGCGCGAACTGACGCATCGACAACAAGACGCACGCTTCACGAACATCATCTGGTATCGCGGGAAACCCGAACGTCGCTGTCACTTCAACACCCGCTTCTTGCGGCAAATGAAATATCGGGAACGTCTTGCCGCCGATCATCGTGATCGTGCGGAACGGTCGCGATTGCAACGCCGCATCAAGCGGTTCGACCAAGTAGTCGGTGTTCAATGTCAACGTCGTCTCGAACGTTCCGTCGCCGTTGTCATCGGTCTTGACGACCAAACCTGATGTCGACGAGATGTCGGGGACGGGCAAACGATAAGAGTCGGACGCAAAGAACTTGACTGCGGTCGTCGTTTGATAGAAGAATCTTCCGCAGTATCCGTCGATGCGACGCGACGCGCCTTCGATCGAGTTCTCGATCAACGTGTCATCAACCGCGTCACTCAACCGCAACGCCGCCTTGACTTCGTTGAGCGTGCAGTAGCCGTTTGTGATCGCCATTGATCAACCTTTCTTGCGCCGACCCGACTTCTTTCGTGTCGTCGTTTCAACGTCAGGTTCGATCGCCGCGATCTCGGTGTCGACCATATATTTGTGGTCGTGTCCAAGTTCGCGCAACACTTCGTCGACCATTGCGACGCGATCATGTCGACCGCGCCTGACGTATCCTTCGCGTTCAATCAAGAGCGCGGCGATGTGACTGTTCATGTGTCGATCCTAGTTGTTCGCGCGTTCAATGCGCGACACGTTAGAAGGTCGGAGTGACCAAGCCTGTGCCGTTGATCTGCGCCCAAGCGTTCGGGTAGCGGTTTGCGGTAAAGCAGGTGTACCCGTAGACGATCATCGTGACATCGAGTTCTGCCGCCTTCGGCTGTTCGAAGCGCAACATCATCGGGTCGCCGTTGCCTTGTTCCCACAAGTGCAACTCTTGCATGTTGCCGACATAAATCGTGTCTTGGTTCGTGCCTGAACCTTTGTTCGTCGCGACGTTCGCGTCGGTGATCACGGGCAAGCCCATGATCGTGTAGCCCGAGTTGCCGTACTGCGGTGCGCCAGCACCATTCGCGACGCTGTTGAAGTTCGGCGCGGGCAGGGCAAGCGGTCGGTTCGTGGTGTCGACAGCCGCCAAGATGAAGGCGAGTCGTCGCGGGTGCATGATGATCGCGTTAGGACCAGCGAAGAAGGTCGTTTGTACCTTCTGCACCGCATCAGCGATCTTCGGGTACAACTCAGCGACGGTCGGTGACTCGTCGGTGTAGGTGACTGCTTGACCAGCAGACGAGAACAGTTCAGCGACGACCAAGTCGTCGACCTTCGTGTGGTACGCCGATACAAGATCTGCCATGACAAGCGTGTCGATGTTCGTCCCGCGTTCAAGGGCTTGACGTGACACGTTCTGCTGACCCGCAACCGTGATCACGGACAAGTCGAGTTTGGTGTCGTCCATGTTCGTTTCTTGAACTGCCGCACCTTCGGATTGTGACGCAACGGCTGAACCCGTCGTCACCTTCGAGATCGAAATTGTCAGACCTGCGTCTGGCAACTGATGCTTGCGCGCACGATCAGCGACGGGACGACCCGCGCGCGCGAACGGTGCGGCGAGATCGGTCAAGAACTGCGGAACAAGAAGTCCTGCGAAGTTCGTTGACGTGACATCGCGACGCTCGATGCGCTCTTCGTTCATGTGACGCGCAAGGCGATCCTTGGCGGCGAAGTCGTTGCTGAACTGCGCGGCGAACGCGTCGCGAATAAACGAATTCTCGCTTTGTGGATTGTAAGTGCGCGGTTCACTCTTGACTGTTGTGACCGCTTGTTCGACTTTGTTCGCCTTGCGTGTTTCGGCGGCTTGCGCTGTGCGCTGTTCAAGTTCGCTGTGACGACGGATTTGTTCGTCAAGTTCGGTGACGGCATCGAGCGTGTCGGCGATCGTCTTGTTCTCGTCTTCGGTGATGTCGCGCGAGTCGACAACAGCCTGCGAAACGATGCTTTCTCCGTGCGCAATCAAAGCGTCGCGTTTCTCGCGAAGTGTGTCCGAGTATGTCATGTCATTGTTCCTTTCAATTAGAACTTCAATCGTTCGATTGCTAGTTGCGCTCGTCGCACGTTCACACCGATCGTCTGCGGGACTAGGTTAACTGATGCCGTGTCGGGTTGCAACTGTCTTGACCTTATTTCGGCGACCGTGCGTTCGTAGGCGGGAAACGTCACTACGCTTACGTCAAACAAGTCGACTTGTTCAAGTTCGCGCACCATGCGATCGTCCGAGAACTTGTCTTTGACCGAACGAAACGCGAACGACATTTGGGACATGTCCCCGCGTTTCAACGCCGACATGACACGTTGCGCGTCTGGGTTGTTCGGGTCAAGGTCAGCCGCAACCGCGAGTCCGCGCTCGTCTTCATGCAATCGCAACGTTCCCGACGTTGTTCGTGCAAGCGGGACACCTTCATGGTCGATCAACAAACGAACGTCTGCACCGTTCTCCAAAGTCTTTGCGAACGCCCCGCGCTTCACATATTCGACAAACGGCATCGGTTCGCTCGGCGAGTCAAACACCGCCGCATATCCGTAAAGAGTCGTGCCTTCTTCTTGCATTTGTCGCACGGCGATCGTCGTGTAGGCGATGCGACGTTCATCGTCGCCTATCGAACACCAACGTGCATCTTGCGTCATGATGTCAAGCATACTACTTGAAATGTCGACGTTTGTTGTGCGTTGATCGTCGTCAAGTCGTTCAACGATGCGCGCCGCGTAATCTTGCGCACGTCGCGCGCTCGCCTTCGATGATCCGCCACCCCACAACAACATCGACACAAGCCCCGCCGTGATCTCATCGCCTTGAACAGCGTCAAGGTCGACGATATGTCGCGCAATCCAAGGCGCGATCCTGCGCCACTTATCTTCCGACAACGGTTCGTTGTTCGCCATGCGTGTCGCGTCGCGCACGGTCGCGGGCATCAACCCGTCACCCGAATGTCCTTGTTCGTGCAACTTCAATCCGCGTCGTGCCGAAGCCGCCATGAACGCGGGCGCAACGAGTGACGGGGTGTCGCGTTTCTCGATCGTGTCGTCGTCGTCGTTTGACTTGTCGACTTGTCCCAACGGTTCGATCTCTTCGTTGAACGATATCGCCAACATCTGATCAACCGCGCCTTCTTTCGTGTCGTGACATGCGACGGTCACAAACGACCCGTCTGCTTCTTGTTTCACGGTCGCCCAACCGTCGCAATCTTCTTGACTTTGCGAGATCCCGAACGGCATGATTAACGCTCGGGCGGGATCGCGTCGTTGCCGACGACTTGTTGCGATGTCGGTGTCATGAACACGTCCCCGCCTTCGTAAGGTTCACGGTTCTCTAGTTGACGTGCTTCGTTCGGTGACAATGTTCCCGACATGATCTGCACTTGTTGCGCTTGAACGCGTGTCAACACGTCGGCGCGCATGAACTCGTCCGCGTTGAACCTGACACGTTGCGTCAACGGAAGCATCTCGCTGATGCTGTCTTCAATGCGACGCATGAACGGTAGAAGGGTGTATCGCACAAAGTTCGTTCCCGCGCTTTCGATGTTCTGATAGGTTTGCGAATTGCCGCCCGACCCGTTGATCATGTGAAGCGGGATGCGATACGCGCGCGCAATGTCACGCACCACCGCTTCTCGATGTTCAAGCATCTGCGCGTCAGCCGCGCTCGTCGTGATCGATCGCCACTTCAACCCGCCCGTCAACACGGCGGGTCGACGACGTTGAGTGTGCGCATCCGACCACGTATCGCGCAACACCTGCGCTTGCTCGGGCGTGATTGTCGTTTCCGTTTCAAGCACGCTCGACGGGGTCGCGCCTTCACCGTAGAACTGCGCCAAGAAACGATCCATTGCCAAACCAATCCCGATCGTGTTGCGCATCGCTTCCAAAGGCGAAACAGCACGCACTTGATTGGGCAACAAGATCCAATGAACCGCGCGAACATCGTCGCTTGAATACTCGAACTTGCCGATCGTGTAGACGTAAGAAGCCCCGTCATCTGACATGATCGCCTTCTTCACTAGGTTCGGATGCAACACGCGCATCTCGGCGGGCAACTCGCCTGCACGTCGCGGCGCGTAGATGTAGGCGCATCCATGCAACGCGAGACACAGCATCGTTTGATGCACGAACTCGAACATCGTTTGATGTGCGTTCGGTTTGATCAGAACGCTTGGTGTTGCGAGTTTCTCGACCCGTCCCGCGCGTTGACGCGTCAGTTCAAGCGGCATTGTCGCGACAGAATCCGCGAGAAGGGACACGGCTGACATCACGGCGGTCGACGCGAACGCGGTCAACTCGGTGACAATTTCGCCCGAGTAGTTGGGATAGAACGGGCGCGCCGTGATCTGATAAGGGTCGATCGATGTCGACAAGGCGCGACGTTCGACGATGCGACGGATCAAACTCATGAATTAGCCCAACCCAACACGATGAAACACGCGCCAGCAACGATCAAACCTGCGGGGATTGCGAACAAACCCGCGCCGATCGTCAGCAGAACGCCGCCGACAATCTCGGAAACGGTGGTGACTTGATCGCGGTCTATTGCCATACCTGCACAATACTAGGCGCAACAGTCGACGTTTGCCGCGATGTCGCCCGATCCAACGCCATGACCAATGCAATGCACGCGTCGATCTTGCGTCGCGACTTGCCTTTCGACAAACGCCAACCTTGATCGGTCATTCGTTGCGCGGCACTCAACACTTGATCCGTGAACGTAGGCGATCCGTCGTGCGTGACACGCTTGTTCACGATCATGTCATAGGCGTTGCCGCACGCTGGGATCATTCGTTGCGACGACTGCGGATATTCGACCATAGGCAACCCGTCGTCGCTTAACGCTTCCGCCGAACGTTGGAAATAGGCGGGATCATAGACGAACTCTCGAACGTTGAACTCGCGATGCAACGCGCGCAAATGCATCTCAACACCCGCAACGTCAACGCCTTCATCCTGCGGTTGCCAGATGCGCGCACGTATGACAACGACATCGTCTTGGGGTTGTGCGATCACGACCGCGATCGAGTCGTGCTTTAACGCCATGTCAACACCGACGAACACGGGAAGGTCGTCGCGCAACGATCGAACGTCGAAACATTGTTGCCACGCCCCTGCGGGCAACCATGACTCTTGTGCGCGCACCCATTGATTGAGCCGCCACCTACGGAACGCGGCTTCGTCAGTTTGTTTCACCGCCGTGCGCATATCTTCGACATCGATCAAACCTAGACGCAGGTTCGGGTTTGCGATCGCCCATTCATGTTCGTTCGACACGTCGCAATCATTCGACGCTTCCCACCACCACATGCCGAACGTCGGATCATCAAGTTCACCCGCCGCGCATTGTTTCCCGTACTGATACAAACGACCCGCAACCGTGTCCAAGTCGTATCCCGCGGTCGTGATCGACACAACCAACGGTTCGACACGCGCACCCGAACCCAAAGTCATTTGGTCATAGAGATCTGCTGTTGATTGATTCCACAACTCGTCGAACAGCACCAGCGACGGATTCAATCCCGCCTGCCCTTTGAACTCGCTTGACAACACACGAAACACCGAACCGAAGCGCGGCATCTCGATCGCGTCACGATAGACCTTGCATTCGCTCGACAACATCGCACTACCAAGGATCTGTTGTTTGCTTTCGTTGAATATGATGCGCGCTTGTTCGCGATCGCCCGCGACAACATAAATCTCCGCGCCCGACTCACCCGTGATCATCCCGTAGACAGCGACCGTCGACAACATCAACGACTTGCCTTGTTTGCGTGGCAAACCGATCAACGCGCGACGATAGCGCAACCGTTTCGTCTGTGCGTCACGTTCAAACAATGCACGCAACAACCACTTCTGCCAAGGCGTGAACATCAAAGGTTGACCCGCTTTGAAACCTTTGATCACCGTGAAATGTCGTGCCGCGAACTCGATGATCTCGTCCCCGTCAGTCAACGACGAACGTCGCGGTGTGAAATATGCGGGTCGCCACCTATTCGTTGGCAATAGCGCGTTTCGCTTCGATCCTTCGTCGAATGTCGTTGAACTCATGTTGTTTGTGTTCCCCTATTCCTAATGTGGCGCGATCGGTAGGTGAGAAACCGATCTGCGACAACATGCTAGTGATCTGTCGATCAATTTCGCGCAATGCGCGACGTTCACGCCACGCCCCGTCACGTGTGAACACGATCGATCGCAACTGTTGACGTTCGTCCGTCATCTCGCACGCCATTAGAACAAGATCGCCGTCAAGCGCGGGACGCAACCACGCCGCACCCGACGACCAAACGCGATCCCACAACGCCCGACCGTGCGTGCCGAGCGCACGATGCGGTTCGGGAATGTTCGATGTCAAAGAAGGCAACGCGATGATGTCGGCACGCGTAGGCAATTTGCGTTTGCCTAAATTACCTAGACGCAGTTTCTGTTCTACGGGTTTGGGTCGCCTGCCCGAACGTTTGCCGCCCATGATCAATCAGCCTTTGACGACTCGACATCGTAGGCGGGAAATGTCGTTATTTCGCGGCGATGAGAGAGAAGG